CCGGCTCCACCAACACCTTCATCTATGACGTGGAGTACGGGATCGAGTACGTCCGCAAGGCCACCGGCTTCCGTCCCAACAAGCTGCTCATCGATGCAGCCACCTTCGCCGCGATCAAGAGCGCCGACTCCGTCCTGGCCCGCATCCAGTACGGCGGCGGCCCGAACGACCCGGCCAAGGTCACCGCCCAGATGCTCGCCCAGCTCTTCGACCTGGACGTCGTGCTCATCGCGGGTGGCGTCTACAGCTCGGCGGACGAGAACTACGCAGGCACCGACTTCACGGCCGCCACGATCTGGGAGACGACCACCGCCAAGGGCATGGGCCTGCTGGTCTACACGCCGCCGGGTCCGTCGATCCAGGTGCCGAGCGCGGGCTACTTCTTCAATCCCCAGCCGCGCTACATCCGCCGCTACCGCGAGGAAGGGCCGATGTCCGACATCATCGAATGCCATGAGGAGTACGACGTGAAGCTCACGGGCAACGACCTGGGCTACCTCCTCTACGACGTCTTGGCCACGTAAGGGAGGCGACGGCCGATGAAAATCAAGTATCTCGGCCCCGGTGACTCCGTGGAGGTCGGCGGCTTCGGCCGCCACCTCCGCGGCCAGGTGAAGGACTACCCCGAAGAGGCCGGCCGCGAGTTGCTGGCCACGAGCAAGAGGCAGCAGTTCGAGGAGGTCGTGACGGCCCTGCCCGGCGGCACCCAGGGCGACGACACGGTGAACGAGATCGGCGGCGCCACAGGTGACGCTCCGCCCGCGCCCGTCGAGGGTGGCCAGGAGGCCCAGGGAGGCACCACGGCGGCTTCTGAGGGCGAACCCAAGGCTGAGGCCGCACCCGAGGGAGAAGGCGCCCCAGCGGCCCCTCCCGTTCGCCCTAAGGTATCGAAGGGCAAGCCCAAGCCCAAGGGCCAGGGGAAATAAGTGGCCTACTGCTCCAGAGACGACCTCCTCGGCCAGATCGACGAGGCCGGGCTCGTCCAGATCACCGAGGACGGCGACAGCGGCCTAGAGGTGACGGACGGCGGCGGGCTCGATGCCGACTACAGCGCGGGCTGGTGCCGGGTCGGCGGGACGAAGTTTGATCTCGTGGCGGGCTCCGTGGCCTGTGCCGACGACGCCCTCAACTTCGTCTACGTCGACGAGGACGGCGCCGTTCAGGTGGGCATCGCGCTCCCGGACGGCGCCTCCTACGCCCTCGCCCTGGTGCAGACGGCGGATGGGGCCATCGTGCTCATCAACGACCTGCGCCAGGCCTCCGATTCCGACGCCCTCCTGGCCGCCATCGAGGACGCCGACTCGGAGATCGACAGCTACCTCGGCAAGCGCGTGAGCGTGCCGATGTCGCCCGTCCCGCCCACCGTCCGCCGCTGGTCGGCGGTCATCACGCTCTACAACCTCGGCCTGCGCCGGGGCTGGAACATGGGCCCGGAGCACGCGCGCCGCCTGGCCTACCGGGACGCCGTCGCCAGCCTCAAGGAGTTCGCCGCCGGGCGCCTCTCGCTCGGCCAGGACGACCCCGAGAGCACGCCCTCGACGGCCGACTCGCCGCAGTTCACCTCGGCCCCGCAGGTCTTCGACCGCACCAAGTTGGGTGGCTTCTGATGGGCGGCGTCTCCATCGTCGAGGACCTCAGGGACCTGGGCGTCGAGCCCATGCTGACCCGCCTCCAGGCCAGGACGAACGACCTCCAGCCGCTGCTGACGGCCTTTGGCATCCGCATGGAGCGGTCCATCGAGGAGAACTTCGCCCAGGGCGGCCGGCCGGTGAAGTGGATCGCCTCCCAGCGCGTCAGGCGGGCGGGCGACCTCGAGCCCACCAAGCACCGCATCGGAGGCCCGCTGCGCACCCTGGTCCTCTCAGGAGTGCTCTCGAACAGCATCACGTACAAGTCCGGCCGCAGCGAGCTGCGCATCGGGACCAACGTCGTCTACGCCCGCATCCACCAGCTCGGCGGGCAGCTCGCGCCCCGGGTCATCCTGCCCAAAGGCAAGAAGGCGCTCTCCTGGCCGGGCGGACGGCACCCGGTGAAGAAGGTCAACTGGCCCGGCGCCACCATGCCGGCCCGACCCTACCTCGTCGTGCAGCCCTCAGACCTGGCCTTCTTCCGCGCCGAGATCGACGCCTACCTCACGAGGGTCGCCGGATGAACTACACGATCACCCAGATCGAGGACGGCATCCTCGCCATGCTCCGGGCCTCGGCGATGAAAGCCTACTGCCAGGTCTTCGACACCTGGGGAGGCAGCGTCGAGGAGCTGATGGCCAAGGGCAACCTCATCCCGCCGGCCTGCTACGTGGGCTTCGGCGGCGCCCCGTTGGGCGAGGGGACGGGCAAGACCCAGGAGGCGGCCGGGGTCTTCAGCATCCTGCTCCTTGCCCGCAACCTGAGGAGCGAGGCCGCGGCCAGGCGTGGGGGGCCCAAACCCAAGGAGATCGGCGCCTACCAGATGATCGAGGAGGCCCGCGCCGCCCTGCACCTGAGTAGCTTCGGCCTGCAGATCGAGGGCGCCAGCGCCGTGAACATCCGCCGCCTCGACGTGGGCACCCAGTACGCCGCCTATGCCCTCGACATCGCTGTCGATTGGAATTTGAGCCAGGAGGAAGGGTAAATGCGAAGCTCCAAAGCGACACACAACCTGCTCTGCGTGAGCGCCTACAAGCAGGAGGCCGCAATCAACAGCGAGGTCGACCTGCACGACGCCACCAAGTCGGTCAGTTTCCTGGTGCAGCTCGCCGACATCCTCGACAACCCGCCGCGCATCGAGACCAACGCGGGGGAGGCCACGAACACCGACGAGCCCACCGGCGCCTACGTCCGGGGCGGCCCGGCCCAGGGCCCGATGAACCTCACCAAGGCCCAGGCCCAGCACATCGCCTTCTTCCTCGGCTTCGGGCTCGGTGCCGTCAGCTCGGCCGCGGTGGCGGGCTCGGTGGCCGCCTACAAGCACACCTGCACGCCCATCAGGGACGGCCTCGACAAGCGGCGCCCAGTCCCGACCTTCACGGCCGGGCAGCAGATCGGCGGCGTCATCGAGAAGCTGCGCTACACCTCCTGCGCGCTCGACTCCGTCATCCTTGATTTTGCCAAGGACCAGTGGGTCAAGGCCACCGGCCAGATCAAGGCCACGGGCAAGATGGCCAGCAACCTGGGCGAGGACACCATCACCGCCCTGGACAACGTGACCACTTTGACCCTCACGGCGCGTGTCAACGGCGCCACCGCCGGCGAGCGGCTCGACTCCGTGCAGCGCATCATCGCCGAGTACCCGGCCGACTCGGGCATCTGGGTCGATGTCGCCTTCTCGGCCGTCACGGCAGGTTCGACCGGCCCGCCACTCGTCCCGAGCGACATCACCATCACCGCCCTGGGCGGCGCCGGGGCCTCGACCAGCTACAAGGCCCTCTACGCCGACCGGGAGTCGGGCACCGGATGGGAGACCTTCGCGGCCAAGCGCGTCGAGACCCCGCTGCTGGTCAACAGCATGGCCGTCGTCGTGGGCGGCACCTGGAACAACACGACCAAGACGCTCTCCGGCGGCCACAGCCACCTGGGCGACATCTCGCAGGTCACCTACACCCTCAACAACGCCCTGACCCCGGAGTTCCGGCCGAGCGGAGGCGCCGAGGATACCAACTACGCCAACTTCTTCGCCGACGCGGGCCGCTCCCAGAAGCTCACCTTCAAGCGGGACATGTGGGACGCCATCAACCGCCTGCGCCTGCGGGCCGGCGACTACTTCTCGGTGCACGTCGTCTGCACCGGCGACATTATTCCCGGTGAGACGACCGAGCGCTACCGCCTGGAGATGTTCTTCCCGCGCTGCATGTTCCTCACGGCCCAGCCCGGCGTCGACGGCAACAAGCTGAGCGAGCAGCTCGACATCCAAGTCCTGGAGGACGAGACCCTGGGCTCCGTCCTGGCCTTCGTGACGAACGGGGTGGCCGCATATGCCGCAGCGTAAGCGCTTCGAGTACGAGATCGATGGGACCAAGTACGTCCAGGAGCCTCTCGTCCTCGGCCAGCTCATCCAGCTCGCCGAGACCCTGGCGGCGGTCGAGGACCTGCCCCTGAAGTCGAAGGACCCGGTCGAGTGGGCCAAGGCCCTGGGCGGCTCGGTCCCCGAGGCGATGGCCGTCATCCTCTGCCCCGAGGGCGTGGCGCTTTTTGACCGCGACCTGGCCGCGATGGCCAAGCTCTTCAGGTGGAAGGCAGACGTCCCGACGGCGCTGCGGGTGGTGCGGGATTTTTTCGCCTGCAGCCCGGCCGAGGAGTGCCGGCCGCACATCGAGGAGCTGGTGGAGCTGATCGAGAGCCTCCTGGCCCAGGCCTCCGGCGCCTCGTTGCCTTCCTCGCCGGGGGAGACCCCGTCCGGGGCCGGGCCATCGAGTGGGGCTTCACCCCGGAAGAAGTAGAGCCCTACGCCCGGTGGCTGGCCGAGGAGAGGCGCGGGGAACTGCGCTTCAAGCTCGAACAGATGGAGTTCCTGGCGGCCCTCCTGGGCAACAACTGGAAGGCCCCCAAGGTCGAGGGCGGCGAGGCGGGCGGCTGCTCCGAGGCGAAGCGCGAGGCATGTCTGGCCGAAGTCGGCCCCGAGCACATCGACTGGTCCTGTCGTAATTGCCCTGAAAGGTAGAGCGTGGCCGCAAGCGGACAGAGCATCATCGAGCTGATTATCCGCCTCAAAGATGAGGCCAGCCAGGGCGTCGCCGGCCTGCGCGGGCAGCTCGACTCCTGGCACAACACGCTCACCCACGGCCAGGGCATCCTCTCCAGCTACACCGGCCAACTTGCGGCAATGTTCGGCGTCTACCTCGGCGCCCAGGGGCTTGCCGGCCTCGCCCGAGGCTTCACCGACACCGCCTCCTCGATGGAGTCCTACGGGGTCCGCCTGCGGGTGCTGCTGGGCTCGCAGGAGGCGGCCAACGCCGCGATGCAGCTCATGCAGGACATCGCCGCGAAGTCCCCGGCCACCATCGGGCAGGTCGTCGAGTCGGGCACCACCCTCCAGGCGATGGGGGCGAGCCTCTACACCTGGCTGCCCGTCCTGAACGACCTCTCGGCCGTCATGGGCATGACCATGCCAGAGGCGGCCAGCGCCCTGGGCCGGGCCTACGCCGGCGGCATCGGGGCGGCCGACATCTTCCGCGAGCGCGGCATCAACGCCCTCATCGGCTCCTTCGCCAAGATGAAGTACGGCATCGACGACCTCACCAAGACCTCGCTGCCGGAGTTCCGCCGCATCATGCTCGAGGCGATGTCGGCCGCGGGCGGCGGCATTGCCGGGGCCGGCGAGGAGATGGCGAAGAGCGGGTCGGGCCTGTGGTCCATGCTCTCGGACGCCTACGAGCGCTTCAAGCTCAAGATCGCCGACACCGGCGCCTACGACAACCTCAAGGGCAAGCTCGACGACCTCCTCAAGCAAATCGACAAGTGGGCGGAAAACGGCAAGCTCGACGAGTGGGCGCAGACGGCCGGGGCGTGGATCGAGTACCTGG